CATAGAGTTCCCAGCAATACTACCAAGTGGTAAACCAATTTGGCCAGAGTATTGGAAAAAAGAAGAACTAGAGAAAATACAAGCCAACTTACCTGTTATGTCTTGGGAGGCACAATATCAACAAAAGCCAACTTCTGAAGAAGGAGCCATCATTAAACGCGAATGGTGGAAGACGTGGGAAAAAGAAGAAATGCCAGAATTAATTCATGTCATTCAAAGTTACGATACAGCATTTTCAAAAAAAGAAACAGCCGATTTTAGTGCCATAAGTACATGGGGCATTTTTAAAACAGGGTTTAATAAAGAAAATATATTATTACTAGATTGTATAAAAGATCGTTGGGAATTTCCTGAATTAAAAAAAATTGCTTTAGAACAGTATAATTATTGGGAACCAGAAACAATTATTGTTGAAGCAAAAGCAAGTGGGCAACCATTGATACAAGAGCTGCGTCAAGTAGGAATTCCAGTTGTTTCGTATACACCTTCAAGAGGTAATGATAAGCTTTCACGTGTAAACTCAGTTTCTCCTATATTTGAATCTGGGCAAGTATGGGCTCCTAATAAAAAATTTGCTGAAGAAATGATTGAAGAATGTGCAGCTTTTCCTTATGGTGAACATGATGATTTGGTTGATAGTATGACTCAAGCAATGATGCGATATCGTCAAGGACATTTTATTTCTTTGAAAGATGATTATGAAGATCCTATAAAACCAATCTATGAACAACAACCAGAGTATTACTAAGTACTAGATTTGTCACAATGAATAAGGTATAAAAAAATATGGCAGAAAATAATATAGATCAAAAAATACAATCCGTCATTGGTGAAACACTTGAAGAAGCAATTAGCAATGAACAACCAGTAGAGATTGAAGTAGTCACAGAAGAAACAGTTGTATCCGATGAACCAGAAATAGAAGAAGATTTTTATGCTAATTTAGCGGAAAGTATTGATGACAATGATCTAGGAAGAATTTCTAATGATTTGATGGGAGATTTTGAAAATGATAAATCATCAAGAGATGAATGGGCAACAACATATACAAAAGGATTAGAATTACTTGGAGTAAAGTTTCAAGAAAGAACAAGACCGTTTCGCGGTGCGAGTTCCGTTACACATCCTTTATTAGCCGAAGCAGTCACACAATTTAGTTCAACAGCATTTAAAGAAATGATGCCGTCCGATGGCCCGGTCAGAACGCGTGTCGTGGGAAAAGAATCAGTTGAAGTATATCAACAATCACAACGCGTAAAAGAATTTATGAATTATAACATTACACAAGTAATGGAAGAGTACACACCTGAGCTTGATCAAATGTTATTCTATTTACCACTAAGTGGTTCTACATTTAAAAAAGTATATTACGATGCACAACTTGGAAGAGCCGTGTCTAAATTTATCCCGGCAGAAGATCTTATCGTTCCTTACAGTGCAAGCGATTTAGACTCATGCGAACGCATTACACACATTGTTAAGTTAACAGAAAATGATGTTCGTAAAAAACAAGTAGCAGGATTTTATCGAGACATTGATATCAATCCCGCGCCACCTGAGACGTCTACATACAGTACAGGAAATATTCAAAGCACTATCGATAACTTAGATGGTATTCAACAAACAGGCGATTCTTACATTGTAACATTATTAGAAATGCATGTTGATTTAGATTTAGAAGGATATGAAGATGTAGATAGCAGTGGTGAACCAACAGGAATTAAATTACCTTACATTGTTACGATTGATGAAACATCAGGAAAAGTTTTAGCTATAAGAAGAAACTATGATGAAGGTGATAAACTTTATAAAAAGAAACAATATTTTGTTCACTTTAAATTTTTACCGGGACTAGGTTTTTATGGCTTCGGTTTAATACATTTAATTGGTGGCCTATCGCGTACCGCGACACAGGCATTACGTCAATTAATTGATGCTGGAACATTAGCTAACCTTCCTGCAGGTTTCAAGACACGTGGTCTACGGATCGCTGATAATGATGAACCATTACAACCAGGAGAATTTAGAGATGTTGATGCACCGTCTGGTGCTATTCGAGAAGGATTACTTCCTTTACCTTATAAAGAACCTTCACAAACATTATTTGGTTTACTTGGATTTGTTGTTGATGCAGGACAACGATTTGCTCAGATAGCTGACATGCAAGTTGGTGATGCAAATCAAGGATCACCTGTTGGAACAACTATTGCTTTATTAGAACGCGGTTCGCGTATCATGAGTAGCATTCATAAAAGAATGTATTACTCAATGCAAAAAGAATTCAAATTATTAGCTAATGTTATTCAAACATATTTACCTGAAGAGTATCCTTACGCCGTTGTTGGTGGTGATAGATCTATTAAACAAGCTGATTTTGATGAACGTGTAGATATTATCCCGGTCGCTGATCCAAACATATTTTCTATGGCGCAACGCATTCAGTTGGCACAAACTCAATTACAACTTGCCACATCAGCACCACAATTACACAATGTTAAGGAAGCATATATCAGAATGTATGAAGCACTTGGTGTAAGTGATATTGATAAAATTATGAAATTAGAAAAACCTGAACCAATGAGCCCATCGATGGAAAATCGTAAACTTATTGAAGAAGATAAGATTGAAGCATACGAAGGTCAAAATCATGATGCACATATTCAAGCACATTTAGTTTTAGGTTTATCTCCTATTGTTCAAATTATGCCACAAATAGGAATAGAAATTAATAAACATATTCTACAGCATGTAACACTAAAAGCTAAAGAAGGTGTAGCTGCACAAATAGAACAAGCAGAAAAACAAATGGGTCAAACAGCAGAAGGATCTAATTTAGAAAATATGACACAATCGCAAATTGCTACATTAGAAGCACAGTTCTTACAAGAAGTTCAACAAATGCAGTCTCAGATGAGTGGTGAAGGTCAACCAGACCCTGTTATTCAATTAAAACAACAAGAGCTGCAACAAAGAGCAATGAAAGATCAAGCAGAACTACAGTATGATCAACAACGTTTAGGTTTTGAACAGAAAAAATTAGCACAAAAAGATGAGATAGATAGAGCTAGAATTGATTCTCAAGAAGATATTGCTCAACTTAGAGCCAATGTAAATCTTAAAAAACTAGATGAAAATGCAAAAGGTCCTGGTTTTCAATATATTAAAAATGGTGGGTAATGTCTCTAGTAACTCCTCAACAAATATTTGATAGCTACATTGATTTACTTGATAAGTTTATTAAAGATTCAGTAAATAGTGATTCTTTAGCTTTGATCATGGCAGAAGTTTTAATGTTAAAAGTAAAAGAATTGTTTGAAGGAAAAGGATACAAAGAAGAGGATGCTTTACTATTTATACAACATGCGATACAAGAATTAGAAGAAAACAAACCAACAATACACTAGGAGATAACATGGCACTCAACAATCCTAAACCAAAATTTATAAATGGTTCTCTATATCCTAATGCTAAAATGACAGTTTCTAATGACATGAATCCTTATGCAGGCCCTCATGTAAATAAAACTGCTATGGCAGATGTTTATAGTGCTACAATGGAAGGTCCTAAAGTTACACAAAACTTAGGAGCTGGACCAAAAGGTCAACGTAGTAAAGTACAGATTAAAAAGGTAGCATTCAAAGGTTTAAAATAGTATACTTCGCTACTTTAACAAAGGAGGTTTTATGAACCTATTAAAAGATCTATGGTCACACATTAAAGAGTGGAGTGACTGGAAAATGAAGGACTGGATTAAAGCTGCCATAGTTGCTATCGTTGTTCTATGGATAATTAGCTGGATGACAGGCGGAGCAGCATAATGTTTCAAGTTCTCGGAGGACTATTAGGTGGTAAAGGTGGAGCCTTAAAAACTATTGCTAAAGTAGTCGATGAGATTCATACTTCAGAGGAAGAGAAATTAGATAAAAAAATTTTAATGCAACGCATACAACAAAAGCTTGCAGAAAAACAATTAGATGTTAATGCAAAGGAAGCCAGCCATCGCAGCATATTTGTTGCTGGCTGGCGACCATTTATAGGATGGATTGGAGGCCTTGCTTTAGCATTCGAATTTATTTTATCTCCATGTATAGAATGGTATAGTAAGTTTGCGGGTTTAAATTTAACAGCTCCTGAAATTCAAACTGGCCCTCTTCTAGCTATTGTTACTTCAATGCTCGGAGTGGCGGGCATGCGTAGTTTTGAAAAGGCAAAAGGATTAACAAAATGAAAAAAAGAAAATTAAAAGATTTAAGTGGTGACGGTAAAATAACTCGTAAAGATGTTTTAATTGGTAGAGGAGTCATTAAGAAAAAAAAGGGTGGCGAACTAGATATTAAAAAAGCAATTAAGAAACCTGGAGCTTTGCGTAAATCTCTTGGTGTAAAAAAAGGTGAAAAAATCCCTGCAAGCAAATTAAATAAAGCTGCAAAAGCAAAAGGTAAACTTGGCCAACGAGCAAGGTTTGCTAAAACATTATCTGGGTTAAGAAAAAAATAATGGGTAAACTTTGTGCAAAAGGTAAAGCAGCAGCTAAACGTAAATTTAAAGTATATCCAAGTGCATATGCTAACATGTATGCAAGTTCAATTTGTTCTGGTAAAACAGTAGAGGGTGGTAGAAAAAAACCAAAGAAAAAAGCTAACGGGGGAATGATTAATAAAATTTCTCAACAAAGAAAAAAAGTATCTAACTATAATCAAGGTGGAATTGCTAAAGGTTGTGGTGGTATTAAAGAAAATAGAAGGAAAGTGACCACAGTAGCATAATGGCTAAAAAAGGATTAAGAGAGTGGGTCAAAGAAAAATGGGTAGATATAGGAGCTCCTAAAAAAAATGGCAAGTATCAACCATGTGGTAGATCTAAAGGAAGTAAGAGAGCTTATCCTAAATGCGTACCTATAGCAAAAGCAAGGTCAATGAGTTCATCACAAAAAAGATCAGCCGTTTCTAGAAAAAGAGCTGCTGGTAATCCCGGTGGTAAACCAACTAATGTAAAAACTATTGTAAAAAAATCTAATGGAGGATATATAACCGTAAATCCAAGAGGTTTTGGTAGAATGTTATCTAATAAAAGACCAACAACAAGAATATTTACATGACATACAACGAATTAGCTGATTCCGTAAAATTATCCGAAGGTTTCAAAGATCACGTATACATAGACACGGAAGGCTTTCGCACAATTGGCTGGGGCCATAAAGTAGTACACGAAGATAAATTTGAAGATGGTAAAACTTACACAAAAGAAGAACTACAAGAAGTATTTGATAAAGATTTAAACACTGCAATAGGTAAAGCTAGAACACTTATGGAAGAACATGGTGTAACTGATTTACCTACAATAGCGCAGCATACCATTACCGAGATGGTATATCAGCTTGGCCCTACAGGCGTGTCCAAGTTCCGTAACATGTGGAAATGCCTGCAGGAAAGCAATTTTATAGGCGCGAGTTACGAGATGCTCGACTCGAAATGGAATAAACAAACTCCAAATCGCTGCAAAAAATTAGCTGACCAAATGAAATCATGCGCTTAGAAAATTTTTTTACACATTATAAAAAACAATTAATTGCTAGACAAAAGCAAGTAGAAGAAGCTATATTAGGTGGCTTGTGTAAAAGTTGGGAAGATTATAGATATCTTACTGGAAAACTTGATGCACTTAAACAAGAAGAACAGGAACTCACGGACCTGCTAAAGAAAACGGAGCTAGAATGAGTAAATTGATTATGCCAAAACATGTGTGGGATGGTAAGAAAAAAGAGAAGCAAAAGAATGAATTAGAAAAAGTTCCAAAACCTTGTGGTTGGAAAATAGTTTTATTTCCTTTAAAATTGGAAAGAAAAACATCAGGAGGATTACATCTTACTGATGAAACAATTGAGCAAGCTCAAGTTTCTACTAATGTTTGTAAAGTTTTAAAAGTAGGTGACTTAGCTTATAAAGACGAAACTAGATATCCAACAGGACCTTGGTGTAAAGAGGGGGATTGGGTTATCATTACCAAATATGCAGGATCGCGTTTAATGATCGATGGTGGTGAATTAAGGATAATTAACGAAGATGAAGTTCAGGCAGTTGTTGATGATCCACGAGATATACTGCCACCTAACTTAATATAACATGGAGGGACCATGCCGACTGTAATAAATACTCAACAGGAAACAGATAAAACTGTACCTATTGATACATCTGGAGATTCAATGGATATTGAAATAAAAGATGAAAATAAAGAAAATGTAGATCAAACAATTGAAACTACAGAAGAAGTAGAAAATGATAATGTTCAAGAAACTAAAGAACATAATGAAGAAGAAGAGTATTCTCAATCTGTAAAAAAAAGAATTGACAAACTTACTTTTAAAATAAGAGAAGCTGAAAGACAAAAAGAAGAAGCTTTAAATTATGCACAATCTGTAAAAAAAGAAAGAGATAGTCTTAAAACTAAAATAACTAAAGTAGATGATGGTTATGTTACCGAATATTCAGCAAGAGTTAAATCTCAACTAGACAAAGCTCAAGATATTTTAGCTAAAGCTATAGAAGATGGTGATGCAGCTACTCAAGTAAAAGCTCAAAAAGCAATTGCAAAATTAGCTATAGAAGAAGAAAGAGCTAATCTTACTTTACAACAAAGAGAAGCTCAAAAAGAAAATTTAAAAAATACACCTCCTTCAACAGAACAAAATAATGTACCACAAAAAGCTACTCCTGATCCAAAAGCAGAAGCTTGGGCTGAAAAAAATGAGTGGTTTGGTAAAGATGAAGGAATGACATTTACAGCATTATCTATTCATAAAAGATTAATTTCTGAAGAATCATTTGACGGAAAATCAGATGAGTACTATAATGAACTTGACAAACGAATAAGAAAAGAGTTTCCTCATAAATTTGAGGATAAGAACAAAGACAACCGTCCCGTTCAAGCGGTTGCCTCTGCTAATAGATCGACAAAAGCTGGACGTAAAGTTGTGAGACTCACACCCTCCCAGATAGCAATAGCTAAAAGACTTGGTGTGCCACTTGAAGAA